CACTCATGTCCCCGATAATCTTGGATTCATTATCGAATCCTAATGCGCCAGAGGCGAATACAAACAAGGGGTAGCCTAGCATCCCGAACAGTGCGAACCAAACCATTTTGCGTTGCTGGTCACGCTTCGCATCCTCGTCCTCCATCTCGCGGCGCTTGGCCTCAAGGTAGATTTCCATCTCGCGCTGGCTGATGCTCCCATCGCCGTCAAGGTCAGCTTTCTGAAATTCAGTCATGCTATCGCCCTACTAAATTACAGGTTATTGTAAGCTTTGGCTTCACTATGCTAGTAACGGCATGTGGAACATACGCATCAAAATACAAGGCGTCTTGGTCGGAAACAATAATTTCATCCTTACCAACAGTCCACGCAGACTCACCTTCAACGCTTTTAACTAACACGGCGTATTCATGGGTGTGCGGCGGGAACGAAACAGACCCGGTACCCTTTCCCATGTAGATGTTCATGTTGGCTTCACCCCCGCAATAGTTGTCCGTTAATGCGGCGAGTGCCCGGATGTCCTTGTGCAATTTTTGTACACGAGAAAGCAAAATGGTGTAGCCGCGTTCGTAGTAATCAAAAACTATTTCTGGTATCAGGTATCCATCTTCATGCGAAAAAAAGTCAACCGTTTTAGACCCGTCTTCTAAAATCACTTCTACGGAAGGTTGCCCGTAATGGTAATAAATGGGCCACCGATACCTGTCCTGTAACTGTTCAAGAGCCCACGCCGTGTCAAACCCCATAACGAGTTTCTGCGCTTCTTTTTTTAAGCTATCACTCGTCATGTCAGTTTCCTGATAACGGGTTGTCCAGTGCCTTTTGGAGTTTGTCCTCTAGCTCAGCTTTGGTGTCCTCCACCTTAGCCTCAAATTTGTCCATCTTATCCTCAAAACGCACGATTTTGTCGTTGACGCGCTTCTCGATGTCATAGGTTAGCTGCTTGGCATCCCTGAGATTCTGCTCGATGGATTCCAGCAGGCGTTCCTGCGTTTCGATCTTGTTAGAGGTTTGCTCCATCTGAGCGGCATAGGCTCCGAGGTCGAGGCTGGCGATCTCCTCGACCTTTTGGTACATCAGGAACCCTGCATATAAAGCACCAAGTGCGCTGCTGAGAATACCGCCAGCAACCACCAGCCCAGTCCAATTAAAACTAAACCCCAAGACGGTGAATTTCTTTTGCGCCAGTGCATCCTTCGCCTCCTCGAATTTTTCCAATTTGTCGTCTAGGTCAGCCATCAGTTGTCAAAGCCTCCCTGCAATTTCTTCAGGTTCTCAAGTTCCTGTTGCAGTTTCATCACTTCCAGCCTGCGGCGCTCCAATTCGAGTTGGTACAGCGTATTGCAGTTCACCCTTTCCCTTGGTGCATCCAGCGGAATCACAATCCGAGCATAAAGGCCGATGTCTTTAGTCTGTGGATTCTGCGGATCTTCGCTGCTGAAAGGACTGACCGCGTTGTTCACGATCCCTGTCGCCCCGATCTCGAAGTTGGTGGCTCCGCCAATCGCGGCAGAGCATTCAAAGTCCCCAGCCCGGATCTTGTCTGTGCCATAACTACTGCCAGCATTCGGCAGTTGCAGGTTGAGCGAGGAGGAATCAGCCATCGCTACGCCACAGAACAACAAGGCTATTGCTGAAATCTTGAGCATATCCGACTCGCCAATAGCGTACCTGTGTCCTCGCCACGCAGCTTAGATTGAGAACACACATATTCTGCGCGGTCTTTGTCGTCCTGCCGGATATACACATCAAACTTCAAATGCCCCAGATACCGCACATGCGCCACCTTGTATGCACTGACAAACGGGATTGGGTTCCAGTCAGCATCGAACACGCCAAGCTCATAGTATTCGACATCTTTGCGCTTGTTAAACAGCTCCAACTCAGCCTTGAGAATGCCAGACACATGGGACGGCTTCAGCACCGGATGGGAGGGAACCATCTGATGTCCATAGGCCGGAAAGGCCAGCAGCAAAAGCAGGGCTAGTTTGCGATGCACTCTGCAACCACTACCGCTCGGTACGTCCCGCCGGGGAAAGCCTTGTTACTGCCGCCGCCGTAGGTAGCGGTAGACGACACAGCAAACCAAGTCGCTCCAGTTGCCGTCAGCACGTATTCACGGGTCTGGTCGTAGGTGATCGAATCCGTCTGGTAGTCCGCCATGTCCACGCTGGATACCTCATCCACCGTCACAGAACCCGTCCAAGTCACCGAATCGCTTAGGCTGGGGCTGCTGCTGAAATCGGTCGGATAGGTGATTCTCGCGGTGTAGGCATCGGCCAGCGTCACGTCGTAACGGACAATCGGAACCACGCCGCCATCGGCAGGGGTCGTGGACAGGGTATAGGCATTCGGTGAGCCGTAGACCCCCGGCTTGTCAGTGTTAATCAGGCACTGGCTCTGCACCGTTCCTTCAATCGGGATTTCAACCGCTTGTGCTGTGCCTGCAATCAGGCAGGCGAGTAGAATCTTTTTCATCGGTATTGCTCCTCAACCATTTGGTTGTGTAGGCGATCATTCGCCATGCTGCGGAATGCCCGCTTGTTGTCCTTGATCTCACCACCGTCCAGCATCACGGTTTCCTTATATGTTCCACCGGGAATCGTAGCTGCATAATATTGAGTCATTGTGACAGGGTTCATCGCGGCAAGCATCCCGTCTTGCCCCTTCGCCATTTCCAGCCCGCTCTGCAACGCGGCTAGGGCTTTCTCCATGTCCTTTTCTTCTTCCTCGTCCTTGTCTTTTTCGACCTCATCGTCCTCGTACAGCTCCCGGTCAGTTTCGGCTGTGGCTCTCTGCACAGCATCATCTTCTAGGGCGTTGTAGGGGTTGATCGTCGGGGGGGTTTGAGGTTCGGGTTCAGGCTCTTGGAAGCGGTACATGTAGACCACGCTTGGGTCGACTACGCTTCCCACTCCCGTGGTTTCGATTGAGCCGTCGCCCCAGTAGCGGATGGGGCTATATCCAACCGGAACGAGTTTGTTGATTGTTTGTCCAGACTTGCCCGACCAATCATCCGTTTCGCGGAATATATATCCACCGTCAATGGCATTTTGATTGGAGACTGTGACGGTGAATTCGTCGGGTCGTTCTTTGACGGCGGTGTATCTGTAGATGACACCTGAGATGTCGAGTCCCGGAACTGGAGCCACGCCCAATACAGACTCAGACATAGACCAAGAACTACCCCCAGCAGCAGCATTAGGAGTGTAGCCATAGATGGCATCAGAAGAGGAGCATGCTGCCGAAAACGGTGCCAATAATGCCAAGAGCCTTGAGGCGCTTACTTTCAACATCATCGAGGTTCTCCTCTTCAGGGGTTTTGTCGGTGTGCATCTTCCACGCCAGCTTGGCTTCCTCACCGATCTTGCCGTCATACGGACAAGGGGTTCCGGCCTGCATCATGGCGTCAAACACCTTTTGGTCTTGGCACATCACGCTGACAGCCGCGACTTTCATCCCCATGTCATACAGGGTTTTGGCGTTCTTGAGCCGGATGCAGTTTTCTTCGGTGAAAGTTGAACCGACTGAGATGCCAAGGATCTGGGTCTGTACTGCACCAGATGCGCCAACCGTACAGAGGTCGTTGCCATTGCCTGCCGAGAATTGAGGTGCAATCGCAGACGGTGGAGGGCTTTTGACGGTGGTTTCCTGCTTCCCATTGGTGGTGACGGTCTGCTCAGAAACAATGGGATCAGCGGCAAAAGTATTGGCCGAATAAGCAATGAGGCCACCCAAGAGCAGCCCCACCGCTAGCCAACCAATGCTTTCGACTGGGTGCTTCATATAAGCCAAGTAATAATACTGTATCTGGTTCCCTTGGTTACAGGTATGATTTCGTGAGGGTACATGAAATTTGAAGGAAAAAAAACTGCGCCGCCTTTTGGAGCCCTGATAACCAGTTCGCGGTCAAAAAACCCAAACTCGCCGCCTTCGTAGTCATCATTCAGCGCGAGCGAGCAAGATATGGCGCGAGGGCGATCCTTAAATGAGTCCACATGCTGCGTGTAAAATTGACCGGTTTTGTAACGAAGCAATTCGTAGCCAGAATCTTCTTCGATGCGGCAATGATCAAAATTTTCTTTATACCTGCCAACCGCAGCAACGACAGATGTAAAAAGGTACGCATCCAGCTTTTGACGTGTTTCTGCGTTTCTGGCAATTACAAAATCTTGAGACATCTGAATTGTGGTTGCGTTGCGTATGTCTTCACGCACTTCACCGCCGCCCACAACCGTTTGCTGCCACTCACCCGAACTGGCGTACTCTTCAAGAATTGCGTCACACAAGTTTGGCGTTAGAACGTTGTCAAGCGTGACTATATAATCCTTGATGTTAGGGTGTTTCATTAATTGATCCTTAGCAACAAAACATTAACCAAATGATGTAACTGCAATTTTTCCAGTTGGATTAGTTGATGGGTTTTCTGCGGCTTCTTTATTTTCCCCGTTATGATTTTCTTCAGGAGACCACCAACTATAAATTTCAGGTGGTATCTTCACTCCCGAAGGGAACATTGAAGGGTCTGCTATATCTTCTACTCGCTCGCCAATACGCATAGCATGAATACAAAACGCTACTGTATTGTCCTCAAGGGCTTCAAAAGAGTGCATGTGTTCTTTTTTGATGTAAATCATGTGTGGCGCGTGAAACTCAGTTTCGTTCCCATCAACTGTACATTTTACGCTTCCAGATGCTAATAGCGTCAAATGGTCAAACGAATGAGTGTGGGTAACTTCTACATCACCTGCTTTTTTGAAGTGCATCATTCTGCTCGCAAGATTTGCGACAACCGCATCTTTAACTTCAACGCTCATCTTATGCTCCTTGGAAAAAGCCTAATGTATAAGGCAGTTTAATAAATTTGTTTTGCGATAGCAACGCAGCTTAGCCAAACCCACAATGTATTAAACCAAACTAACGTCGGTAAAAGTTTTTTATTACTAGCCCATATTAAAGATATTGAACTTACCAAAGCAATTCCGTATAAAATTGGAGACTGAAAGTCAAATAAAAGCCCCGGAACAATTATAGCGGCTTTTACAAGCCAGCTAAAAAATTCAACATTGTTATAAGAAGTCCAATAAGATTTACTAAAGAATAGTTTGTACACCTCTAATATTTTCTTAAATCCAACGCTACCATACACAAGCAATATTATTACCGCAGAAGTAAATGTGGCTGCACCTAGCTGTAAAAGTGTCATAGCTTAAGTGCCCGGCAAAGGTTGTCTTCTATGCCTAGCCCTTTTATGTTCATCGCATAAGAATACGTTCCCCATGTCCCATACTCTACCCCAAAAGGGTCTGCGGCCAAGTTTTTAGAGTGGATTGAAGATAATGATTTTTTTATTTGCTCAACAAAATATGGGTCCGAGGAAGCCAAAGCTATGGATTCTTCGGATAAAGAAACTGCGTACTTCCAAAATTCAGTATTGAAAACTGACCCAGAAAAATAATGAAGCGAAATCATTGTCTCCATTTCGGAGATATATTTGTTGTACTGTTCATTTAATTCCTCTGTGGATTCTTCATATACCAAAAAATCAAAAAACTTTCGTTGTATAAAATCAATAGCACTTGTAGACGCAGCCTCTAGCGGCTCTAAGAAAAATGAAGCGTTCCCGCTATAAGCGTAAGAGTCAGTAAAATTAACGTGCCTCCAATAACTATTAAAACTAATCTTGTTACCGGGCGTTTCGTTTTGATTAAGGTTTAATTCTCGTATTATTTCTTTTATATCTTGCTCAACGTCTTGTTCTGTGTTTATGTCTTCATTGTAAATGTACCCAACAGAACATCTGTTTTGCAATGGGATTGCAAATACCCATCCGTATGGCCTAGCAAACGCTACAGTGTAATTAAATTCAGGACGGTCCCATAAGCACTGGACAACATAAGCGGCATTTACTGGGATATATTTTGCTTTCCGCAACCCTTCAAAAGACGTTGGCGTCCCAGTGCAATCAAAAACATAGTCCGCGTCTATGTTGTTAGTGTCTACTTTTTCTCTAACGATAGAAATTTTATCCTTGAAGCGATTTAAAATGTAGTCGTGAAGCATGTGTGCGGAAAAGTGAATAGCAGAAAGGTGCGGCGGAAAAGAGTGCATAAATTTTTTGCCGTCTTTACCCCAACCTTGCTTTAGAACTCCAACTTTTTCCGTCCCTCCGATTGCCGGAATATCTTCATGCGTAAAACCGGTTGTGTTCCATAAATTTTGCGGAAGCCATAATGTTGACCCCTCGCCAACAGATTGCGTTTGTATCGAATCTGCAAAACACCATTCTATTTCAAAATGTTTTGGGTCAAGGTAAGTATAGAAATGTGCAGCCGCCTGAGCCCCAGCGGTCCCTCTTCCTATAATACACAGTTTTTTCACTTAGAAGACTTCCTTACTTTGAACATCAGCGTGACCCTGATCCCCTTGAAGCTTTTACTTAAAGGTTTGACGGCGTGCATAGTATTCCCGTTGAAAACTACTATTCTGTTTTGCCTTGGGACAATGCAATCTGTTATTTCCGCTTCGTAAAAAACTTCTGCCGCAGGATTTCTAACCTCGAACGCTTTAGGATTTCCAACCTCGAACGATTTATCGTAAAAACAAGTTTCTCCGCCCCAGTGTATGTTCCATGATGGGGTCAGATAACATATTACTGTGGTAAGTTTGTCATCTGTGGAATCAAAATGAGGATGCGCTTCCATACCAAATTTAAGCCCGTTTACATAAGAGGACTCAAGATCAAAATCAGTAACATTCAAAAAAGTCTTTACGTGTTTCCACGCTTCTGCAAAAGATCGTTCACTAAAAACATCTGTCAATTCGGAAGGATTACTATAGTATTGCTCCCCAAAAACATGGTGGGTAAGATAAAAATCATCGTTACGGTCTGTTCTCAAACAAACGTAAGAAATAAAATTAACATCGTTCAGTAATTTTTCGTACAAATCGTCCGGAAAAAAATTATCAAAAACTTTTACTTCTTTGTTTTTTTCAATCATTGGTTTAATTGTTCCGATCAAAAAAAGCCCATGCGTTGTCGCCGTAAGAGCGAACATAGTGCATAAAAACTTGAACGTGGTGGCTTCCTGTGTATGGGGCGCGCCAATGATCTGCAATACACCCGAGATATAACATCGCATCGCCGGGGTTTTGTTCCAAGCAAACTTCTTCGCCGTTTGGCTTTTGGATGCAGATCGGCCACGGTTCGGACTTGGCAAGATTGACGGTGAGGCTTACCTCGCAGGCTGGGCGATCACGATGTCGATGCAACTCGGCCCCCGGCGTTCTGTGAATCCGAGCATATGCGTAAGTCGGAAGAACTTCTTCGCCAGCCAATTCTGTGACATGCGACACCTTCTCAACCAGCAAGCGGACAAACGGAAGGTAATTGTGCGCGGCTTGAGACAGCGGAATCTGTGAATCTCCACCAATCTGATGCTTTTCGGCTTCGCGCTCAAATTTTGCAGCGAGATGCGCAGCACGCTCCGGGGTAATAAACCCCGGAACATGGATATAGTTGTTGTCGAGTAGTTGCTGGTTCACTTGCGGAGAACCATGAGATTTTTACGGGGCTTGTTCAGCCTCCGCTGCCGATGCTTCTGCTTCCGCTGCAATGCGCGCCGCTTCTGCTTCCGCCGCTTCTTGAGCCGATTTGGCTTCATCCCACTTCGTTACACAGGCATTTGCCCAGCCCGGAAGTTCAGTAATTTCGTCATTCTGAATCATCGGACTGTTATATTCAATGTGTCCAGTAGACCCGTTCCACTGCAATGCCCAGAAGTTTTCTGGAACACCGCAGGAAGACAAATCAAGATGGCTGTAAAAATAACCATCCTTCCCAACAGAAGCATCATCAATAGTATCTTCAAGAACAATGGTGATTTTAGCCATCGTGATTCTCCAATAACTTAGCGTTTAATTTTTTCCCTGCGGCCTTTGGGTTTACAGAAGCCAACATCAACAACTGAGCGGCTTCGTTAGACTTCACCATCTCATTGCGGAACGATTCTACAGCAGCACCTGTCTGGCGTTGCTGACCTGAATTTTCAACAAGCAGCATTGGAAGCCAAGCGATTGCACACTGGTATTCATCGACTTGGTTTCCGGTATTTGTATCTGTGCCTTGTATTCTGGTCAACCACGCACACTGAAGACCGATGCAGTCTTTTTTTAATAGAGGGCAATATGTACCGTTATTAAGCTGCACAAATTAGTCCTTGGTTGCGCGGATCACATCGACATATTTAACTGCTAGGTTAATTGCGTTACCACTAAAAGTACCAGAACCGCTGCTAAACGAGAATGGATGGGTATGCGATCCGCCACCGCCAGTATTATTTGTAGTCGCTGAAAATGGCTGATTCCAGTTTTGAACACCTCCGGCAAAACGAGTTTGTGGAGCATTTGCGGGATTACTGGGGCCGTAAACAGTGGCAGGATGGCTGTGGCTCGGAATCTGAGGCGTGGACAGGGTTGTTGCTCCAGCAGAACCAGATACAGCGGTAATCGTTACCGAACCTGTCGGAGTCTGGCTGGCAAATGCCGTCGTAAAGTCAACAGAACCACCCGTGCTTGCGGTGCCGGTTACAACACGGAGACCCGAGTTGTTGTAGTTCGTGGTGTCCTTGGTCCAGCCTGTTGGTGCCGCAGTCTGAGCAAACAACATCACAGTGCCGCTAGTAAACTCAGAAGCCGCAGCGGTCGTTTGCGTAGTCGCGTCTGGAAACGTAATACCAGTCGTAGTTACTGTAGTAGCCATGTTCTAGTCCTTAAATGGTCCCACCGGCAGTAACGTTGCCGGATACAGTTAGATTTCCAGAGGCGTCGACTTTTGCTTTAGCCGTACCACTGACCGAAAAATACAATACTCCGCCAGATTCGTAAACAGCCCAAGTCGAACCGAGCGGTACGTGTCCAGAAGCGTTCGCTACTATTGTCTTACTAGCAGCTATGGTACCCGGAGACGCTCCGTCGTTGTAGTTCAACTC